GTGCTAATACGGTATATTGTCGTCAGCTTGAAAAGCGTCTTTTACTTTTTCAACGTTACTTTTCTTATTCCCGCCGATGAAGTGAAACTTGAATACAATTATCTTGACAGCACTTCTTTTCTTGCCGTCGCTTTCCCAAGTATCCTGTTTCAACTTACCTTCAAGTAAAACCTTATCACCTTTTTTGAAAAACTTTGCGATATTTTCCGCTGTCAACTTCCAACTTTCGCAGTTGAAAAAATAAGCATCATCCCCATAGTTATTAGCTATACTGAACTTACAAACAGCGTTTCCGTTAGGCGTGTAGGTTAGTTCTGGAGATTGGACAAACCGGCCGATTATTTGGATATTATTGAAATCGTATTGCATTTATTTACCCTTCTTTCTTAAATCATTAATCTTTTTTGTATAGTCATAAATCTTTGCGCTTTTTTGGTCATACCACAACGAAAGCCCTGCAAGAAACAAAAAACCTAAAGCTATTATTAATAAAGTTATCATATTCTCACCTCAATATTTTTGAATTTATTTTCTAATTCTTTTAATTCATTTTGAAAGTAAATTTTTATTATATTTAAAATATCTTTAATAACATCGTCGTGAGATATTTTTATTTGACTTAAGTTTGTATAAGGAATGCTAAAAAATAAAGGATGTTTTTTTTCTTCAACTTCTTTTCTATATTTTTCTACTTCCTCCAACTCATTTTTATATATTTGCATTAACTGATATATATTATATATATCAATAAAATCATCTTCTTTCATTTATTTCCCTCCTGATACTGGTTGCAAAAGTCCCGAGCATCACAATATTCACAGCGTTTCCATTCTTCGCCGTATATTTCAACGTTATGTTTTCTATCTTTTTCTTTTGTAAGCTGGTCGGCTAATGCTTCCGCTTTTTCTTTCCATCCTTCTTCACTACTATCAAAATTCTTCACACTTCTTTTATTGCCTTCTGGGATTACCTTTGCCGTGTATTTCGCCCATCTATACTCCGGTGTGCAAAACGGCAAATCGTCGTCCGCAACATCTTTACATGCTTCAAAATCAGAAATACGTTCATTAAGCCATTCTTGAATTGGTAAGCCGTCGATTTTTGGAAGTATCGGATGTTCAACAACAACCATGCTGGAAGGTACTTTGTCAACATCATATTTGCCCCAATCCCGAAAAAAAAGAATATTAGCAATATGCTCAACCTTAAACCCTTCTTTTTCTAGTAGCCACGCATATATAGAAAGTTGTTTTTGGAAATCTTTTTTGTCGGCAATATATACGTAACTCCATTTTGAAGTTATTTTGAAATCGTATAAAGTTTTTGTTTCGCTGTCGTACAAGTCAAACTTTCCGGAAACTGTTTTACCTTCCGTGGCTCGATAATACAATCTTTCTTCCGTTATATCCCCGGAAGTTTCCCCTTTTTCCAAGAAAGTATGGACGGCGGAACCTAAGAAAGACCACAACATTTCAGTAACGTCTTTTTCTATATCCTTATTATGTCGTTGTGCTAAGATAACCGGACGAACTTCCTTTAATATTTGTGTTACCGAGTAGTCGGATTTTTTTTCATAATCTGATGATTGCAATGCCTTAACTAACTGTTTCGGCAATCCTGTTTTATTTGTGTAAATCATCCTTCCTCCCTTGATTTTTGTCGTGCTAATTCACGGGCGTTTTTCAAAGCATCAGCCAAACCGCCGGCGGTTTGAATAAACTTATTTCGTTTTTCACCTTCAAAGCCAAGATAATCCAAAGCCCGTTGAAGTTCTTCGTTTATCTCACCGGTTGTCATGTCTTTAATATCTTTCCTACCGTTGCTTTTTTTCGTTTCTTTATTGCTTGCTTCATTGCCGTCGTCGTCATCATCTGCGGAACTTATTCCAAGCGCAGTAAGAAAGCCGTAACGGCGGGCGTAAGTTATACCACTTCCGAAAGCCTGCATATCGTCTTTTTTTTGTTTCACACGCACACGGCTTCTAGTAGAAAACCCATCCACATGGAAAAGAAAAGTATCGACAAAATCTTCATTTTCAACACTTTCGACAGTTTGGATAACTGCAAGATTGTGTCTTGAAAGAATAGGTCGGTAAATCTTTTCAAGTTCTGCAAGGTCGGTATATCCGCTTTTAAAAAAAGGATTTTCTTTATTTTTTTCTGGGTTTTGTATCTCTGCTTGAAGTTTTATATATGCTTCAAGGAAAGTTTTTCTTTCTTCACTCATAAAGGTAACTCCTTTTTTACTTTCATTCGTTGTACCAGCTCAGCGATTTTTTTATCAACCTGATTAGCAAAAACTTCAATCGCAACGGCGTATCTTCTGTCGTCGTGTGCAAGATACCGTAACTCATCCAAACCTTCTTCTATTGTATCGATTGCTTCTTCAATCAATACATCGTGTGTTTTTTCAGTAATAATATTCATGTTTCCTCCTTTAATCTTCAAAGTTATATTTGTCGTATATATATTTCCGCTTACCGTAATCAAGCCAATGACGTAAATCAGTAAGCTGCATATATATAAAAATCAATATATACACAGGTGGTAAAAGATAGCATATAAATTTATAATGTCTACTATACCTTCCGCTTTTAAAAAAATCAAAACTCAAAGTTCCGAATAAAGCGTTAAAGTAATATGCTAATATAGTAAACCCGATTTTATAAACTATCATGCTCCCCCCTTTTTTGCTAAATCGTGCATTATTTTGCTAAAGTTATTGATTGCGTTTAATATACCTTCATGAATTGCGTCGTCAATAAATTTAATAAAAAAGAAAATATTTTCCTTAAACGAATAACCTAAAGAAGCACAATCCGCCGAATTTTCGTTATCTATATAATGGATAACTAAGTTTACGCCAAGTAATTTTTTTGCTATTTTTTTCTCTTTTATATATATTTTCTCTAATTCTTTTTTTAATATTTCTTTAAAACTTTCTTCTTCTAACATATTTCCTCCTGAAAAATGATATAACAATATTAACATATTGCAAACAAAAAATCAAGTATTTTTTTTAAAAAAACAATAAAAAAATATTTTTTTTCTTGACTTAAATAAAAGTATAGATTATTCTAATAACATGATAAAAAATAATCTAAAGTATTATATTAACGAAATCAAGAAAAAACATAATATAAGGTTATATGAAGAAATAGCGATAATGTTTAACATTACACGTGTTTCATTAAATAACTATATGCAAAATCGTTCACAACCTTATATCCATAACATTTTTTATATTCGTAATGTAATATGCGAAAAGTTGAATATTAAAAAAGAAGATTTACCTTTAGAGAAGTTGTTTTTTGAAGAATAGCGTAGCAATGTGGCAGCCTATCGGCACCCCTCCTTTTTTCGTTCAAGGTTTCCGGTTTCCTCCTAAAAAGATAGGTTGCCACGTGGCTATGTTATAGCCGAGCGTCGTTGACGCTTAATCTTAATACAAATGAATTAAACATTGCTTTTTAGAAGAAGTTTTAAAGCCGGCTGCAAAGCCGGCGGGGAATTATAACTATGTTAAAAGAACTATTAGAAAAAGCCTTTTTCCTTGCAGGGAATGGGCTTTCCATTTTTTACACGCAAGATGAAATAAAAGAAGCTAAGGAAAAGATTTTTGCAAACCTTAAAACAACGAATGAATAAAAAACACGCAAAGTTGATTAAAAAGTTAAGGAAGGCAAGGGTAGCATGGCAAAACGACCGCCCAAATATATTATTGAAATATATCCGGATAGAATTTACACGCCTGAAGAACGCAGGAAGTTGGTTCAGTATTTTATGGACTTACCTGTTCCGGCGGTGCATTTCAAGTTTAAAAAAAGTACTGAAAAAAGTGAAGTAGAATATAACTATCACAAGGGGATGATTGTTTGAAAATAAACGAAGAAATAAAAAATCTAATCCCGAAGTTGCAAGATGAAGAATTCAAGTTATTAGAAAAAAGTATTATCACGGAAGTTAAATAAAAAAAATGCTTTGTATATAGGAGGAAAAGCCATGAATTATAAAAAAATGGAAAAAGAAGTAATTGAAAATAGTTATTTCTTAAATTCGCAATTAGATAAATATATAAAAAAACATAAAAATCAATATGCAGTTTTTAATGCTGGTAAAATTGATATAGTTCAATCTTATAAAGAAGGTGTTGAATTAGGTAAAAAAAAATATGGTGAAAAGATTGGATTTATTGTTAAAAAAATTACTGATAAAACCCCAGTATTTTCATCTTTTGTGTGTTTATAAAAATAAATTTTTTAGAAAGGTGTAAATATGAAAACAAAACAAGAACTTTTAAATAAAGTTGAAAAAATTGATTTTGAAATCCGTTGTATAAAAAAAGAATTAAATTTATATCAAGAAGCTTTAAAGCTTGAAAGAATGATTAAAAGCTTGCGGGCTGATATAAATAAAATATATAAAAAAAGGATTTAACATGAACGAAAAACAAAATATTTTCCGTGTAGTAAAAGATAAAAACTCCGTTATAACAGACAAACAATGCTTAGAAGATAAGTTGTTATCGTGGAAAGCTAAAGGCTTGCTTTGTTACTTACTTTCGTTGCCGGATGATTGGGATATTTATTTATCTGATTTAGAAAACACTTTTGAAAACTTTAAAGATGAAACTAATTCGGCTTTAAATGAGTTGATTATACACGGTTATGTAAAAAAAATAAAAGGATAAATAAATGGAATATAGTTTTGATATAGAAGTAGCCAAGAAATACGGTGTTGATGAAGCAATAATGATAAAAAACTTTCAGTTTTGGATTATGAAAAATAAAGCTAACAATAAAAACTTTCACGACGGTCGTACATGGACGTATAATTCAACACGTGCTTTTACTGAGTTGTTTATTTTCTGGACTGAGAAACAAATCAGGAGGATTTTAAAATCATTAATCGATAAAGGGATTATAGTTACCGGGAACTATAATAAAATATCTTATGATAGGACCTTATGGTATGCCTTTAAAGATGAAAGTGAATTCATAAGCCTTTGCCCAAATGGGCAAATCGAAAAACCTGAACGGTCTAATCAAAAAGACCAAAAGGTCGAACCTATACCATATATTAATACAGATAATAATACAGATAATAATACAGATACTAGTACGTCTATCGACGATATTTCTTCTTTGCCCACAAATTCAAACAAGCAAGAACAACAAACTAAGAAAGATAAACTTACTAAGAAAGTAATAGATATATACCATGATACTTATTGCGCCCGATTTGACACAAAACCGGTGTTTGCTAACAAAGATTTTGCGCAGGCGAAAAGGATAAGTAAAATCGTGAAAGATAGGGGCGGTGATGAAGATTACGTCCGGGCTGTGATAGAAAAAGCGTTTAGTGATAAATGGTTTTGCGAAAACAATCCAACATTAAGTTGTATATCTTCGCAGATTAATAAATATTTACCGAAACAAGAACAAAAAAGCGATTATGATACTTGGATTGATAAAGCTAAGCGGAGGGTGTGTTGACGATTGAAATAGAAAAACAGTTAATCGGCTATATATTAACTTCTGTAAATGAGCAGTTAATAAAAGTAATGCCGTTAATATCTCCTGATATTTTCCAAAGGGCGGACCATCAGAAAATAATAAAAGCTATACAAGAACTATATTTGCATGATGCGCCAATCGACCAAGTAAGCGTTTCGGAAAAAGCAAAAGTTGACGTTGGATATTTGTTTGAAATCACTGACCGTGTACTTTCCGGAACTACAACGGCAATCGAACACCACGCTAAGCAGTTAACAAAAAGGTTAGCACAAAAACAAGTTAATCAAATCGTTAATGTTTTCGGGGATTTTCGTGAAGCTGAGCTTGAAGATATAATCGAAGGTGCGCAAGATGCACTAATGAAAATAACTGAAATAAAACTTGAGCGGCAGGAAAATCTTGTTAAGATAGAAAAGCATTATGATGAAGCGATAGACCGGATTGTAAACGATAAAAAAAGTTACGGTGTACCGACCGGAATACCACATTTCGATTATTTGACTAATGGATTGCAAAACGGCGAACTCATTATTATTGGCGCCCGTCCGAGTGTTGGGAAAACAGCGTTTGCAACAAATATTATTTATCATGCAGCGGTAGAAAAAAAGCAGAATTGTGCGCTTTTCAGTCTTGAAATGGATAAAGAAAAAATAATCGCAAGGTTGGCGGCGGTAGGTTCTGAACTTAGTTTAGCTGGGATAAAAAAAGCAGGCGGGCTAGATTTGAAAGCATTAAAGTTAGCACCGATTTTTATAGACGACACACCACAGATTACAGTGTTGGATATTCTTTCAAAATGCAAATCTTTAAAAATACAAGCCGGACTTGATTTAATAGTTATTGATTACTTGCAGTTGATAACGCCACATATAAAAGGTGAAAATCAGAACGTTAGGATTTCTGCAATATCAAGGGCTTTGAAGTTGCTGGCACGTGAATTGAATTGTCCTGTTGTTTGTTTATCGCAGCTTTCAAGAAAACTTGAAGAAACCGGCAGGCGACCGATGTTATCAGATTTAAGGGATAGCGGGGCGATTGAACAAGACGCAGACGTCATTGCTTTTTTGCATCGTGATAACACGACGCAGTTTGACGATGTTGTTAATGTAGAGTTGATTATTGGTAAAAATCGTAACGGCATGATAGGTGCTTGCGATTTACAGTTTGTAAAACATTGTATGAAGTTTCGGGAGGTTGCACGTGGTTAAAATAGGTACTTTGTTTTCCGGTATCGGTTCGCCTGAAGAAGCACTAAAAAAGATTGGTATAGATTATGAATTATCGTGGGCTTGTGAGATTGATAAATACGCAAGGAAAAGTTTTCTTGCTAATCATAACCCGAAAGTTTTTTATGAAGATATTACAAAAATAGATGAAACAAAACATGAAAAAGTAAATGGTATTATCGCTGGGTTTCCTTGTCAAGCATTTAGTATTGAGGGTAAAAGACAAGGATTTCAAGACAAACGAGGGAATTTATTTTTTGATTTGCATAGAGTTTTAAAAGCTGTGAAACCTGATTGGTTTATTTTGGAAAATGTTAAAGGATTGATAAGCCATGATAACGGGAACACTTTTACAGTTGTTAATGAACTACTTGCGAAAAGAATAAATAATCAAGATTTGATTTTTATAAACAAAGATAGTTTGAGATATAATATTTTTTGGAAAGTTCTCAACACTAAAGATTACAAAATCCCGCAAAATAGGGAACGTGTTTTTATAATAGGGTTTCGTGAGGATATAATAGATTTTCAATTCCCTGAAAAGCAAAAATTGAAATTAAGATTAAAGGATTTGCTTGAAGATAAAGTCGATGAAAAATATTTTTTAAGTAAAAAAATGGTTGATTATATAAAAAATGCAAAATATAGAACGGATAGAAATTTAATTCAAGATAAAAATAGTTTTTGTATGTGCTTAATAGCTATAAGTAGTACACCATGTATAAAAATGAATAATAAAATAAGATATATTACACCGTTGGAATGTTTTAGACTGCAAGGTTTTAGTGATGATTTTTTTGAACGTTGTAAAAATGCCGGTGTAAGTGATACACAGCTTTATAAACAAGCAGGGAATTCTATTGCAGTTAATGTTCTATTGGAATTATTTAAACAAGTTTTTAAATCAGTTAATAAGAGGTGCGTTTGTGCGTGAAAAAATGATTAATGAATATATAAAACTTCGTGAAGTAAACGGCGGGCGTGATTTATCCCGTGCTGAATATTTAAAAAAAAGTGAATATTACTGGGGGTTTAAATCAGTTTTTGCAACTTATCGAAACTTAAAGCGTGCAGCTGCCGGACTGGATGAACCGGATGTAACAAAGAAAAAAGCTATGCCGAAAAAAGCAACGTGCAAAAAGTTAGATTTATCAAAGATAAAAAATGAATACGCTAAAGGCTTGATTATATCGGATGTTCATGTCCCTTTCCATTCAACCGGATTGATACAAAAACTAATCAATGTAATGAAAAATAATACAATAGATTTTTTTATTATCAACGGAGATTTTCTTGATTTATACTCACTTTCTCGTTATACTTCAAATAGTTTGTATGATTTAAAAGATATCACACTGGGCTTTGAATATGAAGTAGGAAACGGGATTTTAGATTTATTCGACGCTGTTCTTGGCGATGCGCAGAAGTTTTTTATATATGGAAATCATGAAGAACGATTTTTAACTTTTTGTCGGGACGGCGATAATGCAAAGTTTTCCGACACATTACCAAGCCCGAAAAAAGCGTTGAAACTTAAAGAACGTGGGTATCAAGTTTTGACTTCAGCGACGCAGGATTATATTGAACTTTGCGACGGGTTGGAAGTGATACACGGCGATTATACAAATAAATATTTTACCGTGAAACATCTTGAACATATCACAAAAAATATTATCGTCGGGCATCTTCACACATTACAGGTTTTCACAAACCCAAGCGGGCGGGTTGCTTATTCGTGTGGGTTTTTAGGTGATATGGAAAGCAACGGTTTTAACTATGCGAAAAGGTTATCAAAAAATAGATGGAAGCAAGGGTTTTTAAAAGTTGTGATTGATAAGCAAAGTAACTTTTGGATAACACCATGCGTCGTGCAAGACGGTAAGTTTGAATTTGAAGGAGTGGTATATTGAAAAGATGTGATGCAAAAACAGAAGTTTACAGTCGGGTAGTGGGTTTTTTCCGTCCGGTGCAACATTGGAACGAAGGCAAACAAGAAGAATTTCTTGAACGTCAAGTTTATGGTGAGGAAAAAGAACAATGCGATGATTGGACGGAAGAAGAAAAAGACGCATTTAGGAGTTTTGAGCATGGGTAAAAGTAGCGATGAAATACAATGTTTTAGTTGTGCTTATTATACTCCTTGTCTATCTGGGCAATATGATTTAATGGCGGTTTCGTGCGTTAATCAGGTGTTACAAACTTATTATAAGGATATGGTTATGGAAGGTTATATCAGTTGCGAAGGATTTATAAAATATGAAAACTAACATAATCTACAACGAAGATTGCCTTGAAGGATTAAAAAGATTGCCCGATAACTCGGTGGATTTAGTTTTGACTGACCCACCGTATAATGCAAGTAATTCAAATATAAAATGTAAAAAGAAATCTTATAATTCAATAAATGAAAAATGGGATAAAAATTTTAAAATTAATAATTTTAGTTTAGAATTTTATAGAATTTTAAAAAAAAGTAGTAGTTTATTGATTTTTTGTTCTCACCATACTATAAAAGATTTTTTAATAGAATTTGATACAAAATTTAGATTACAACAAATTATACATTGGGAAAAATCTAATGCGTTTCCCGGCTTAGCAAAAGTGTATACTTATTCAATACAATATTGTTTATGGTATATAAAAAACAATCCATATAAGTTTAATAAAAAATACGCTAAGAAAGATATAATAAAAATTCCTATATGCTGTGGACATGAAAGATTAAATCATCCTGCACAAAAACCTATAAATCTTTTTAGTAAACTTTTGAAAGTACATAGCAATGAAAACGACGTTATCCTCGACCCATTCATGGGAAGCGGTACTACTGCAATCGCTTGTTTAGAATTGAATAGAAAATATATCGGTTTTGAGATTGATGAAGAATATTACAAGTTAGCACAGGAACGGATTGATATTTATAATAGTCAGTTAAAGTTACCATTGGGGGGTTCATGAAATATCTTGACCAAATAAAAAAAATAGAAATGGCTTTATCGAACTTGTATAAAGAATTAACTGTGCGGGAAAAACCGAAAGACAAAACATACCGTCGGTTTATTTTTGAAGTTAGAAAGTTAGACGACGACGTGCGGGGGCGATTTTGAAATATATTTGCAAGTTTAACGGAGTTGTAACAATAGCAGAATGTCGGAAATGTTGGGAAACAAAAAGGATTGATAAAAAAATGCGCAGCCGTGCGGAATGTACGGCGAAAAATGCGGAGGTTTATAATGATGAAATATTGTAGTTATAGGGGCGAAAGAAAAGCACAAATAGAATGCTACCGTTGTTGGCATAACTATATGTTTTTTAGACACATAGCGGATAACTATGATGATTGTCGGGAAAGGTTTTTGTCGTGAAAAAAAACGAAAAAGGAGTAAAAAAACACTACTTCTATGATATTATAGAAAAGTGTAACGCTCTAAGTTATTATATAGTAAGCACTTACGTTTTAGGGTGTTTTAGCGATGTTAAAAATAAAGCAAAATCGTGTAAATGCTTATATAGTAATAAGTTAGCTGTTCGCTGTGAGCAATCTTTTTTTAAAGCCCTTGTACTTATTCAATGTTGTATTTTTGCGTTCGTTTTAGGCGATTGTCGCAACACTTTTTTTATCAAAAAAGTTAAACTTTATGGTTTTAGGGGGTATTTTGAAAATAAAAGTTGAAGTTGAAATAAATGAAGATGAATGTTGTTTTTGCGAATGGTATGAAGGCGATATAAAACGAAGACGCCATATTTGTGATTTATTTAATGTCCCGTTAAAAAGAAATAAAAGATTTGGTATAATGCAATGTCAAGAATGTTATAAAGCGATGGTACATAGTATGAAAAATATAAATAAAGAAGGTCGGTTACATGAATAAAATATTATATATTGGGGCATATAAAGAATATTCCGGATATGGGCAGGCTTGCCGTGGGAATGTTCGTGCTTTAGACGCAGCGGGGTTTGATGTTAAAGTTCTTCCATGTTTTCGTGATAGCGGAATAAAGTTACCGAAAAAATATAAATATTCTAAGGATTGGCAGCCAGATAAAGTTGTCTATCATATGACACCTATTCATTTTCAAAAGTTTTATAATCCTGAATTCCCGGGTGTTATTTATACAACGTTTGAAGCAAACTTATTTCCTTGCAAAAAAGCGCAAAGTCCTGAAGATTGGGTTTCGATTATGGAAAAAATCGGTGAAGTTTTGGTCCCAAGTGAATATAATAAAGAAGCGTTACTTGAAAGCGGTTACACTGGAAAAGTAAATATTATCCCTCACCCGATTGATGTAACTGAATTCGATAATGGGTATCAACGAAACTTCAAACAGTTAATACTTGATAGAACACCACACGGGATTTTTGACGAACAACCTTATATTTTTTATTCGATTGCTCAATGGAGCGAACGAAAAAATATTGATGGATTATTATATGCTTTCATTTCAGAATTCGGTCAAGATGATAATGTTTGTTTAATACTGAAAACTTACGTCGCCGACAAGATAGGATTTTTTGAAATCTTGGCAAGGGTGGAAGAAATAAGAAAAGATTTAAATCTTCCTAAGGTGGAAAACATTTATTTGATTACCCAACATCTAAGCCTTGAAGAAATAGTCGGCTTGCATTGTTTGGCTGATTGTTACGTTTCTCCCCATAAATCGGAAGGCGCAGGTATTCCAATCATGGAAGCAATGGCGGCGGAAAATCCGGTTATTGTTACTGGCTATACTGGAAATATGGAGTTTTGCAGGAAAGATAACGCTAACTTGCTTGAAGCACAAAAAGAACCGGTGAAAAAACAAAATATATTTATCGATTGGCGGTTGCAATACACGGGAAAAATGGAATGGTATAATCCTGATATTTCGCAGCTGAAAAGGTTGATGCGCAAACTTTATAAATACCGACCAAGAAATATTGAAGGGAGAAAAGATATGATAGAAAAGTTTAGTTTTGAAGAAATAGGAAGAAAGTTCAAGGAGGTTCTATGAGGCCATTTTTACGGATTTTATTATGGGTTTGTTTTTTTATTTTAAGTGTTGCGGTTTCGCAAAAAATATTTCCGCCTGAAGAAAAAAAGATTAATCGTTTATGGAGTTTTATTTTAGTCCTTGCATGGTGGGGATTGTATTTTGTTATTATAAATATTCTTGATAAGGTGGGCTTATGATACCGATAATGATGCCTACATATAATCGACCACATTATTTTAAGGAAACATTAGAAGCACTTTTCCAATGTCAAGATTTAGACAAGTTCTATATTGAAACTTTTGAAGAAAACGAAAGTTATCACCAAGAAATGAACACGCATCTACTAGAACCGTATCAAGATAAGATTAAGATTGTCAGAAACTTGCATAAAGTAAGAAAAGGTTGTGCACCTAATATTTTGGAGGCAATCCAAGAAATAACAAAAAAGCATGAATATTTTGTTGTCGTTGAAGACGATATTGTGTTGAGCGAAGATGCTCTTACTTTAGCTTTATGGGCTTTCCAGTACTTAACCGACGAACGACCGGCGATAACTTTTCACTGCAAGAAATACGAATTGAAAGAGTTTCCGAAAGATGAGCATAAAAAAGTTCAACAAAGTTATTTTTGGCACCCGTGGGGTTGGGCTGGAAAATCAAGTTTTTTCCGTGATTTCCTTACAAAATACGATTGGAATATTGATAAATCTAAAGGTTGGGATATGCCCATTAATATTTTTGCGCACAAATACGATATTAAGTTTTTGCAACCGTTAATCGGGCGGTCTAAAAATATCGGTGCTATTGGCAACTGTCAAAGGAGCCCACAGGAACATAAACAATATTGTTTGAACGAATTTTATTATCGTGGCGAACCGGTTAATGATTTTCAGTTAATCGGCGGTAACTTGGAAGAACGACAAAAACATTATTATCCGGGTGGCAAGGTGTACGAAGAATATAAAAAATATTTTAAAGGTGGTGTGTTATGAGATTTTTTGAGTTAATGAAAGAATGGGATGAAGGTAAAACTTTAAAACGTAAATGTTGGAATAGATTTTGCAAAGGATATTATAAAGGCGTTAGTCATTATGAGTTTAGCGGTGAAGAACTAAAAGCTGACGATTGGTATGCGGTAGAAGAAGAAAAACCTGAATTTAAAACTATTTTGAAAAAATGCCGAGACTGCTCAAATTGCGATAATGAAGGAGAAGATTTTTTTTATTGTGAAAAGCATAATAGACAGTTAACTTATCATAATTTATATTACCAAGCTTGCGATGATTGGCAAGAAAATGAAAATATTTAAAAAAGCGTGGGAATATAAAAAAGCATGGGAGTATAGAAAGGCGGTTGATTATGAAAAAAGATGGCAGCGGTAAAGGCAAGCGTGCGAACCGTGGGCGGGGCGGATGTTCTACCACACGTAAGAAGGGAAAAGGAAAATGAATATTTCATTAAATCTTGGTTGCGGTGAAAAGTTATACAAAGAAATAGAAGGCTGTAAATGTATAAATATAGATTTTCGTGATATACCGGGCGCTGTGAAGATGGATGTTACAAGTTTGCCGTTTGATAACGATAGTTTTCAGTATATACTTGCTTCCGATATTATCGAACATTTCCCAAAATCTAAGATAAAAGGAATATTAAAAGAATGGGTTCGTGTTTTAAAACCGGGCGGTCAAATAAAGTTAAGAACACCGAATTTAAAATGGTGCGCTGAAGAATACCTAAAACATGGCGACGCAGAATTTATCTCATACCATATATTCGGCGGGCAAGAATACGAAGGGAATTTTCATTATATAATATTTGATAGGAACTTTTTAAAGAAGTTATTATCCGAACATGGGTTGAAAGAAATAAGTTACAAGGAAGAAGGAAGCAACTTTATTATAGTTGCGGAAAAGTTATGAAAGATAAAATAAGCTATCAATCGGCGAATGTCTTGCCGGTTAAAGTAATATACGATACGAAACTAACAAACACAATGCTTTACGCTGGAAAAGTTTTACCACGTGTGCTTCAGATTACACCTACAAACCGGTGTGATTTAGCTTGCAAGTATTGTTGTTGTTCAGAAGTGGATAGAAAACAAGAATTAGAATGGCGGGAGTTAAAAGAAATCGTTGATATTGCAAAAAAGTTAGATGTTCAAGCAATCGTTATCACCGGCGGTGGTGAACCTATGCTACATAAAGATATTATTAAGTTAATAGATTATATTGATAGTAAGCATATCAAGGTTTCGCTTATCACAAACGGAAATCATTTTAAAGACGGTATGCAAGAAACACTTTCAAAGTTGCAGTGGTGCCGTATTAGTTTCGACGACGATAGAAAGATAACAGAAAAATATAAACAAACTTTAGAAATAGCTTCACAGCTTGAAAATGTTAACTTTTCGTTTTCTTATTTATATAAAGGAAACACTGAAAGCGATTTTTTAAATATTATGGATTTTGTGAATTCGCACGATAACTTTTCACACGTGCGGGTAATAAACGACAGCTTAAGCGAAGATTATATTAATACGCTGGAAGCAAAAGAATATCTTGAGGAAAACGGGGTTGATACAGCAAAATGTTTTTTCAAGTTACAACAAGAATATTATCGAGGGCAAGAAAAATGTTACATGAGCTTAGCTAAACCGAGGATAACGGCAAGTGGTGATATTTATCCGTGTTGTGCGATACAGTATCAAAAAGCGAATGGGTTGAAAAAGTATAATAAACGTTTTAGCATGGGACATTATACGCAGTTGGAAGAAGTTGTTGAAAAACAAGCATTTTTTGACGGCAGGATTTGTGACCATTGTTATTACGAGAATTATAATAGATTTTTAGGTTTCTACATGGAACCCGAAAAAATCACAGATAAAGAGTTTATATAAGGAGTAAAAGTATGATTTCAATATGCGTACACAGTACAAACAGAGGAAAGTATTTAAACAAGTTTTTAAAAAGTTTAACACAACAAACAACAAAAGATTTTGAAGTGGTGATAGTGGATAACATGAGCAGGGATAACACCGACGAAGTTATTCAAAAATATAAGGATAGGCTAAACATTAATCACATTAAGTTTAAGTTTAAGCGTGTTTCTAACTTAAACCCGATAGCTTATAACTTAGCGGTAGAAAATGCTAAATATGATAAGATTATCCTTACTGTTAGTGATGTGATTTTTGAATTAAATAACGTTGAAAATGCTATTAAGCTATTTGACAAGAAAAAAGTTATTTATGGGCGGGCTTTGGAAGTGAATGACAGCACGGTAACGGCTGGAATAAGAAGGTTTGATATTGAAAAATATCCTGAACTTAACGAGTTTACTAACAATCCGGAAGGTAAAGCATATTTTAAAGTTCACGAAAAATATCCGCAGCCGGTTTTTTATATTGCTGTACTTTCAAAAGAACTATATCAATCAATCGGAGGGATGGATGAGCGATTTATTGATTGTATAGCAAGTAGTGATGTTGACCTTGGGCAACGACTTAACTTTGTGTCACAAACGGAGTACACCGGTAAACTTTTCGTATATCATCAGAAACATCCTACAAAGAAAATTGATGAAAAAAAATGGAATGACGGCATTAAGTTAAGAAATGAAAATCTTAAAAAAGCCGGTAAAGGTAATGTGAAAGTTGAAAATAAAATGAAGGTGGAAATAGTTGAAAACTAAACTATTAATCGTAACAAATCATTATTATATCAATTCCGGATATTCTACCGTGACAAGGAACGTATACCAGATTTTGAAAGATAAATTTGATATACGGTTTTTTTGCACGGCGGACGTAAGGCGTGAGGCTGAACCGAAAATCTACCAATCGACGGGCGACCATGAGAAAAGCTTGAAGGTTGTTTATGAAAACTTTAAACCGGATGTTGTTTTGACAATGGGCGATTTATGGCGGAGGGAGTTTGTGTTCCGGTTGAAAGCTGATAAAGGATTTCCGCTTATATATTACTTAGCGGTGGAAGGTGAGTATTTTCCGGAAAAAATCCACGACCCAAGTAAAAACGATATTTTAGATTTCCGTAAATATTTGAATAGTATTGATTACCTTATCACTTATTCGGAATTTGGAAAGCGGAATATTGAAAGAATACGACCTGTCGATGATGTTATCCCACATGGGGTGGATACTTCTATTTTTAAGCCTACCGGAAATAAGAAAGATTTTTTAAAAAACTTTTTAGGTATCGAAGAAGACAAGTTTCTGATACTTTCCGTAAGTGATAATCAACCCCGAAAACGTGTTGATTTACTTTTTCGTGCTTTCGCTGATTGGGATAAGGAAGATGCAATACTTTTTTTCGTCGGGCAAGCGTGGAAAGAAGGCGGGCATAACTTGGAAAATCTTGCACAGAGATACGGAATATTAGACAAAGTATATTTTGCTAACGGATATAGGCAAGGCGTGCAAGGATTAAGTATGAAAGATTTGGTTGAAGCATATACAGCAGCTGATGTTTTTTGTCTCACAAGTTGCGCGGAAGGTTTTGGATTACCGTACTTAGAAAGTTTAGCGTGTGGTACCACTGTGATATATCCTGATTATGCAACACCGGCGGAGTTTTTAAAAGGTGTGGGGTATCCGATAAAAATAAAAAGTAAATATCCTGTACCGGAACTTGATTATTTTGGCGTGGAAATAGATACAGATGATTTAATCAAGCATTTCCAATATATATATGATAGCGGGCAAGAAAAACAAAATAATATTGATTTTGCTAAAACTTACGATTGGAAGAAGTTTAAAGGTGCGTGGATAAGTTCGATAAATAAAACTAAAAAGAAACCAGGGATAATAGGGGGCTTGGTGTAATGTTTAAGTATAACGAAAGAATAATAATCGGTTGTTTGCGTGCATGGCATGGGTGTGCAAAAGGCGAAAAGATTGCCAATCGTCAAAAACACAAAACATATATTATCCCGATAAGTCTTGTAAAGGCGGATGTATGTCGTGCGTTAAAGTTTCTTGAGAAAGAATACGGGTACCGTTATATGATGTTACCGATAATGTATTATCGAGATGGGTATACACAAAAAGAAATACAAAGGAAGTTTAGGATAACATACACGGAGTATAAGAAAGTCATAAAAAGCGCTATACAGTTAATGATAGAGTTTTTAAATGGAGAGTTTTCATGACTAATAAAGAAAAGTTCGATATAATAAATGAAATGCAAGAAACTTATTCTGATGCTTTAGAAAAGATTAAAAATAGCAGCTTTTTTTATAGGCTTTCCGAAGTTATCATGGAAAGCATGGATAAAGATTTAAGACCTAAATGTTTCAAAAAGATAGCTAAAGATATATTTGATACCTTAGACAAGCAAATACCATTGACAGATATTGTCAGATTGCATGATATTTTTTTAAATAAGTTTGTTTGTATCGGTAAAAAATATATTATACACCAAGCGGATTTAAATGAACTAAAATATAAGTTTCACGATGGTAGAGAATGGTTCGAATTTCCTGATGATATAGTTTTTTAACTTTGGTATTAACTCTGCTTTTTACTAAAAAAAATAAAAAAGTACTTGACTATTTAAATAATCATATATATAATTATAGTAAATTGGGTATATTGCATATATACCTATGATATTATAAAAGCAGATGATTAAAAAATGTAGCCCTCGGATTAAAGTCCGGGGGTTTTTTTATGGAGTGAAAAATGGCTAAAACCTTTGTAGATGTAACCGGCGGGTATATAGAAGATAGCGACGGCGATAAGATTATCCAACTTAATAAATATGATGATGTTTCCGACACTTTGAATAACTATTCATTTAAGCAAGTAGAGCTAACAAGCGGGCAGACAGGCAAGACAATCCAGTTTGATGACGTAGCGAGCGGAACAGTAGTAAAAATGATTATGACCACAAGCGGCGGGAAAGCTAAATATTATGTCAATGGCGATAGCAGCGGATATATAGTAAGGGATGTTGTGAGAATAGAAGGCAACTCGGATGGGTATCTAACAAGTTTGATAATGGATAACCTTTACGACGGCGTTTGTGAGTTAGATATAGTGATAGGTGGAGAATGACAAAAGAACAAAAGCAGTTTATAAAGTTATTCCCTATTACAGTTGGTAGAAGTTATGATGATTGGGCGCAGGAGTTTTGCGTTACAAAAACGACGATTTGTAGATGGGTAAAGAAATATAGAAACGAAATAGAAACAAGAAGAAAAGAGTTTCTTGATGATGTTGCCACCGATTGTAAGCAAATGTTAACAAACTTCTCAAAAGAAGCAGTAACAAGGTTAATCGAGCTGGTACATAGTGATAATGATAATGTTTCGCTAAATGCAGCATTACGGATAATAGATATGATTGGAATAAATGATTTTAACGCTATAACTGATAGTGATTTCCAAATAGTAGTGAATATACCTGAAAGTATTAGAAAAACCCAAAACAACAACGCAGATTAATGCACTTCAAGCGCAGGCTGATTTTTTATTAAGCGACGCAAAGTTTAGATTATTTTCCGGTGGGTATGGTAATGGGAAAAGTACAATATGCAACCTACAGGCAATAAAGTATTGTATTGAATACCCGGGCATAGTGGGAATAATAGCACGAAAGACAATGGCGACGCTTAAACGGACTACTATGAAAAACTTTTTTGATATTCTTGGCGAATATGGAAAAGCGTTTATTGATAAGTATAACCGAGCGGAAAGCTATGTAAAGTTTAAAAACGGCAGCACTGTTTATTTTATCGATTTAGAAAACGAGACTAAGGTTACTGGTATTGAAATCGGTTTCTTTTTTGTGGATGAGGCGAAAGAAATAACATTTGATATTTTTCAAGCATTAGTCGGAAGATTAAGACAGCCGAACACACCGTTAAAGGGGATGTTAGCAACTAACCCCGATACACCACTTCATTGGCTTTATAAAATGTTCTATGAAGATAAAGTGAATGATAAAAACTACTATGTTGTTGAGGCAAGTAGTAATCAGAATGTTCATCTTCCGGAAAGTTATCTTGAAAGTATGCAAGATGCTTATAGCGGGCAATACGCTGATAGGTATATTTTAGGAAAATGGATACTATTCGAGGGGCTTGTATATGATGAATTCAACCCGTCGTTTGTCAGTAATATCGAATTCGGTGATAGGTTAGGCAGCTACACTTTCTTCCGGTGTATTGACTGGGGATACACAAACCCAGCAGTTTGTCTTTTTTGTGCGATAGACGAAGATAGAAACTTTTATATATTCGATGAAATATATCAAAAAGGATTAACATTAACCGAGTTTATAGAAATCATTAAGTCAAAACATAAAGATAAACATTTTACTTATACTTTCGCTGACCCTTCTGAACCTTCTAATATAAGGGAATGTATAGAAAATAACATATATACGGAAAAAGCTATAAACGATATATCGAACGGTATACAGTTGGTAAAAAGGAACTTTACTCAGGGTAAAATAACGATAGATAGAAAATGCGCTAACTTAATAAGAGAGCTACAGACTTATAGATGGGAAGAACATAAGGAAGGCAAGGAAGCAAAAGAAAAGCCGTTAAAACTAAATGACCATGCTTGCGATGCTCTAAGGTATGGGATAGCAACGATTGAAAATAGGTTTGTTGACGCAGTAGAGATAACGATTTCCAAAGGGGTTTACTATTGACAGAAAATACAAAAATAGCTAACAACGCTAATAAAGAAGTTAAAGCGCAAAACATCCGGTTATTGACAGAAGAAACCGTTAAAGAACTGGACGATTTTTGTCGTGATTACCCTACAAATCCGGACGATATTCTTGACCAAACTGATTACAGTCAAACCGGATACGACCTTTATACCGAAATGTATATGGATACACGTATTCATGGAATAGAACAAATCATACGACGTACACTTTTTAGCGTACCTTTTCAAGTAGGGTACAACGATAAAGACCCAGATGAAATAGTTGATTTTATTAATGATAACTTTGAAAATATCGAAAACGATAACTTTAATAATATTCTTAAAAACTTACTTGATGCAAGGGTTTACGGGTTTAAGGTAGCTGAAAAAGTATTTAAGAATGACGGCAGTAAACTAAGATTAAGCAAGATTAAAGTTTATCCATCTTCGTACTTTAACTTCCAAACGGACGGGAAACACAATCTTGAGTATGTAATCTTACACCAAGGGGACGGGAAGCAGGAGAAGTTTAAACGTGATGAATTCTTACGAAAGTTTGTTTATTTTGTCTATCCTTATATACTTGATGGTAACTTTTACGGTCAATCGGTATTAAAGCCACTATATCCGACATGGAGGGCGAAAAAAAGATTAAATATCATTACGCCGATAGCTTACGAGTTGAGAAGTTTACCACCGGTAATAGCGAAATATGCACAAACATTAAACGGCGGGAAAGCAGCAGCGGAAAATGTTTCACTTAATATAAAGGATAACACGTCAATACAGCTTCCTTCAAGGGTTGGCGAAAAAGGCGAATTGCAACCGCTTATAGAACTTTCTTTCCTTGAAGGCGGGTTTGCTAACTACGAAGATTTACGAAAACAAATAGATGAGTATGATAAAGATATTTCACGTGGGTTAGGTGTACCGGATGATATAGGTTATACTAGTACAGACACAGGTAGTAACGCAAAGGCAAGAACACAGATTGAAGTCTTTTACGATTTAATAATCCAAGAGCAAGAAAGATTAGAAGATTTAGTTAATAAACAGATTATTAAGCAGCTTATTGAAGTGAACTTCGGGCAACAAAAAGAATATCCTAAATTCAAGTTTGTTCGGACTAACTACAATCTATTGCAACTTAAGATTGCTATATTAACGGAACTTAAGGCAGCGGGAATAAAAGTAAAACAAGACTATATTAAAGAGTTTATCGATATGCCTATTGAAGACGATGTGTTAGAAAAGCCGGAAATACCGGACATGAAAAATAATAATATTTCTAAAGAAATCGAACATGACCAAGATAGAGAAGCACAAATAAAGGAAGATAACAAAGAAATACAGAAGCAGTATCATGCTGAAAATAACGTTGATTTCACGCATGAAAAAGAAACGTACGGAAAAAGTGAAGAAAAACACGCACGTTTTGAGTTTCAAAAAGGCGAATACGATACGCAAGTAAAAATAGTTAATCGCCCGCTTGATTATGTTGATTATCAAGCAATGGAAACTTTTTACACGAAAATGAACATGGGATTTATCCGGAGATTGGCAAGGGAACTAAACACGGCAAGATTAAACTTTGTCGACCAAGCCACAAAAGGCAAGGAACTAAGTTACAAAAAACAAAACGTTAACGATATAGCAAAATACATTTATGCTATTGGTGCAAGGTCTTTCCTTGAAGGCATAAAATCAGTTCGTGAAGAAACATTCGCCGCTAAGGTGAAAATAGAAAAATATCAATCATTACAAACGTGGGAAGATATTATTAACGATATTGAAGAACAGAAAACGGATATTTACCTAGCAACCGGTAAAGTTGATAACTATGCAGTAGAAGAAATCGAAAACGTTAGAAGTTTGATTAATGAATATTTAAAGCAAGGCGTAAAGTTAAGTCGTGAACAAAGAGAAGCATTGTTAAGGATTAAGACTTTTGCAGAAAGTTACACAGAAAAACTTACTGCTGAGATAAGTAATAATCTTAAGGTGCTTAACGCTTTGCAAGCACCGGAAAGAATGACACAAAAAAAGATAGTACAGGAGTTAGTCGATGGGATTAATAAGGAATTCGAAAAATATATTAATCCGGTTCCCGCTGAGTATGATTTTTTCAAACAACCATTGAATGCTATTGAAACACCAATGCTTCAAACAATCGTTCGGACTAATACAAGTAGTTACCTTAATCGTGGTAGGTATCTTGAGCAAACAGCACCGGAGCTTACCGGCGTGGTAACGGCTTTGCAATATTCTGCAATCCTTGACGATAGAACGACATATTTTTGCCAAGAACATGACGGCGAAATAATCGATATAAAAGACCCACGTGTTGAGCAAATATATCCCCCAAATCATTATAACTGTCGTTCTCTTATGGTATCGATTTTTCTTGATGAGCAATATAATACAGATTGGGGCAACAAACCCCAAAGTAGAACCGACGCACAAGAAGCATATAGCAGCCCAGCGGATGGGTTCGGCGGTGTCGGTCGAGTAACAATACCGAAGGTGGCGAAATGAACATTAATAAAGTAGAAATATGGAAAGTTGGGAAGACGATTGACGGTAGGACTATAACGAAAAAAGATGTTGAAACAGCTTTTCAAAATACAAACGGATTAATAAAAGAAGGCTATACAATCCCGTTAAGAAGCGGGCATGATGACAACACGCAAGAAGCAAAAGGATGGGTAACAAACCTAAGATTAGAGAATAACTCGATATACGCTGATTTTGAAAATGTTGATAATGAAATATATAATAAAATCGCTACTGGTAGGTTGCCACATAGAAGTATAGAGATATGGTCGAACTTTACGTGGAAAGATAAACAGTTTAAGAATACGATTAAAGCCGTTGCACTTTTGGGAAGTGATACGCCGGCTTTTTTTCTTGAACCTATCCAAGCATACGAAAATAACGAACCTTACGACGTTTTTCTTATGGAAAACGCAAAAAATAAAACCATGGAGTTTACTATGGATTTTGAAAAAAAATACAATGAACTGAAAGTAGAGTACGAAACTTATAAAGCTAGGGAAGTAAACGAACTTTCAGAAAAGTTTGATGCTGTTCAAAAACAAGTAGAAAAGTATCAAGCTGAAATCAACGAACACGTTAAACAAAAAGAAGAACTTGAAGCACGTGTAAAAGAGTTCCAAGCGAAAGAATTCGAAACACAAAAACAGTCTATTATAGATAGCTTTAAGTCGAAAGTTCTTGAAAAAGGGAAACTCACGCCGGCGGACGCAAAAGGAGTTTATGAAACTTTTGAAGCATTAGAATATGACAAAGAAAAATGCGAAAAGTTAATCAAAACTTTTGAGAGCCTTCCGGAAAGCGACCTTACTCAAGAATACGGTGCAGAACATACACCCGAACAAACAGAAAGAGAAGATGAACTTGAGAAGAAGTTCGCTTCACAGTTAGGAGTTAAATAATGGCACTATCACAAAATACAGTAAGGAAAGCTGCTTATCCGGGGCATAAGACACTTGCGCCGGTACAAGCAGGTTCAACAATCTATAAAGGTGCTTTTGTTGCTACCGACGCAAGCGGATATGTAGTAGAAGCAGCCGACACGTCAAACTATGATTTTCTTGGCGTGGCAACTCAATATGTAGACAACGCAAGCGGAAATGCTGGTGATGTTAATATCGAAGTTGAAACTGGCAATGAAATATTCTGGGCTTATTCAAGCGCAGCACAAACAGATAACGGTCAAGAAGTATACGCAACAGGCGACGATACTCTTGCAACTTCCGCGTCCAATATCGACGTAGCAGGAAAAATAATGCGTGTTTCCGTTGGTACTGGATGGTGGGTAAAACTAAAATATTAAGGAGTAAGAAATGGGCGTATATACAGATGATTTACGAACAATAAATGCACTAACGAAAACAATCAATAAAGCATTTGCGCAGAACTTAGAAGCGCAACAACGAACTTACGGCAATTGTTTTTCAACTGTGCAAGTTAACACAAATACGGTACAGTTCCCGTATGTTAACGACTTAGGCGATGGTCTTAACGAGTGGACTACCGGAACAGAAAAGAAAACCGACCAACTTCAAGGCGGGTATGCAGAATACAGCTTGAAAGATTGGGAAAAAACAATCCAAATCCGGAAGCGTGATATTGAAGACGACAATATAGGATTGTACATGGACGAGATTAACGGACTTGCCGAGTACGCAGCGCAAAATGACGACAAACAGATTGCCTCTATTCTTGCGGGTGGCGACACTGGCACGGACGCAGTTTATCTTTGTTACGATGGTGAAAACCTTTTTGATAATTCACACCCTTCAGATACTAGCGGCACTACTTATGATAATCTTCTATCAGGTGCGCTTGCAAGTGGTACAATCGAAAGTGGTATTGTGGCGATGATGAAGTTTAAAGGCGCAGGTGGACGGATTTTAAACATCGTTCCCGATACAATCATCGTGCCTCCTGATTTGCAAAAAACAGCTACAGAACTTGTTTATAGTTCTTACACTTTTGATAAATCAAACGACACTGAAAACTATTTCAAACCGATTATCAAAAATGTTATTGTTGACGCAAGATTGACGGATGCTAATGACTGGTATCTTGCAAAAATCGGCGGTATGAGAAAACCGTTTATGAAACTTTCACGCAACGCACCTTCAATCACGGCAATAAAAGACGCACAGGCGCACGATGTTTTTTATAAAGGCGTTTATGTGTTTGGATTGGAAGAGCGCAGCGTGATTATCCCGGGCTTTTGGCAATATATTATTAAGTTTGTAAATGGATAATATATTGAAAGAATACTGGAATGTAAAGACCGGACGAAAGCAGCTTTATAAACCGCATATAGCAGCGATTTTATTAAAGCGTGGCGAAATCGAACCGGTTAGAAAATATATAGTAAGGTAGCTTATGTATAGTACAGTTGCACAGTTAAGAGCGAACGTGCCTTCTTTAGCATCGAAAAATATCAATGATAACGATGTTGAAGATAGGATTACGTTAGCTGATAGTTACATAGATGTTTGGCGTGGTACTTTGGGATATACTTCCTCTGTGCCCGAACCGATACCGACAGTAATAAACCTTATTTCTCAAATGTGGACGGCGGAGTTAGTTCTCCGTCGTTTTTATTTGGGGATGGAAAAAATGCCTGAAGATTTTGCGTACTACAAAGAACAGCGTGAACTTTTGCAAAATCAGGTTGAAAGCGGTATGGCTATAAAGGATAGTGGCGGGGTTGTGTTGTTTCAATACACGGCAGCTGATTATTCTAATAGTTTACCGGACGATACTTATTTTGGTTATGGAAGGTACGGGCAAGCATGAATTTATTCGGTTTAGCAAACTGGTTTGAGAAAATCAGTAACGAACTTCCACAAGTAACTACGAAAACGGTTCAAAGTCTTGGCAAGAATGTTTTGCAACGTTCGAGCGATGATATTTTTACTAAAGATGGTGCTTATCGTGGCGGCGGTGTGATAGCTGAACCGGAACAAACACCCGCAGGTGTAGCCGGTCAAAGATGGCAGCCGTTTTCCGCTAATACTTTTAAGATTAATCCGAAACGTAAAGGCGGGAAACTTTTGCGTGATAGTGGCGGGCTTCGATTATCAATAAAAGGGTATCGCACTCAAGACGGTTTACAATGGGGTTCAAAATACAAATACGCAGGTTTCCACCAATACGGTGCTAATCTTCGTGTGTTTGGAAAATATCCTGCAAAGTTACCGTCACGTCCTTTTGTGTATGTAACTAAAAATGACTATGTACGGATGCAACAAATATTAAGCGATGCGATAGAAAAGGTTTGGAAATGAAAAACGCAACGGAAGCACTTAAGGATATACTTGACAGTGAACTGGAAGGAAAAACTGTACAAATCGGTCATCCTGATTTAACGGACTTTAACCTTGTTGATTTTCCTGCAATCTTTGTTTCGCCTATTAGTGAAGAATGGCACGAAACAGAAATAGCGGAAGATTTAGACGAAGTTGTTTTGACTTTTGAGCTTAATGCTGTGTGTAGATATTTCCAAGTAGGGAGTGAAGAAGAAGCAATCAAGGAAGTTATCGGCTTCGTTGATGAAATCAATACGGCACTTTCTACAAACCGGAAACTTAACAATACTGTTGATGGAAAATATAAAAAATACGACGTAAGTTATGGGATATATCTTGCTAATGTAAAGAACGCTTTTCATGCAACTTCAAAGATTAATATAAGCTACTTTAAACAAGTCGAACGGACTTATCAACTTAATGGAGAATAAAAATGGCTTTTGGAAAAGATAGAGATAAATTTTGGATACAGGATAGCGATTTGTATTCATGTTCTGTAGATAGCACAACTGATGCAATAACAGCCGACCAGCTTCTTGGATATATGGACGGTGAAAAGACAATCAGTGTATCACAGGAATTTGCAAAGTTTGTTGAGGGTATCCCACAAACGAAAGTAAGGAGTGATTTGATTGGTCAAACAATACAAATCCAAGGGATGTTAAAGCAATGGGACGCAGACGTTTTAGGTTTGGCGTTGAATAACGAAACGGAACTTTCAAGTGGTTCGTATTCTTATGCTTTTGGCGGGACTGAACCCGGAACGCAAACAGTATCAGGTTACTACCTGAAATCAAAACGTGTTGACGGTAAAGAGATTTACTTTGTAATACGTAAAGGTAGAATAATGACCGAAGATGTATCGATTGTAAACGGTAATCAAGATTATGCCTCATTGCCTATCACAATCGAAGCAGAACTTGACCCGGATGTTACTGACAAACAGAGAGATTTATATTTTTGGAAAATAGAAGATTAAAAGACACTACTGAACTTAGAAGTTAGAGTGTAGGGCGGGAAACCGCCCTTGTAATAATAGGATAATATTATGAACGCATATATAAATGAATTTGAGATGCCAGAAATACCGGAAGAAATGATTATTGACAGTAATCAACTAGTATTAAAAGTACCAATATTGTCGAAATCAGGTAAAGAAAAATATATATATCTTGCACCGCCTTCGTATATAGAACACCGGCAGTTCACAAAAGATTTAATGCTTTCGGTGGCGATTGCATTGCAGCAAAAAGGGTTTATCAAGGATGATGTTGCGGTGATAGAACAAAAAGTAAGTCTGCAAGAGATACTCGAGGCGGTTACCGATAAGCCCGATTTAATACTTGCGGTAGCGAAAAAGTATTTGTTTCAGAAAAAGTTAAAAGGTTCATGTTCTTGGAAGTGGTTTATTTGTAATGTAAATGTATTCCAGCTACACAGGTTGCTTACATACGTTGTAATGTTGCCGGAGGCTGTAAAAAAAAACGAAGCCTTTCTAGCTCAGAAATTAAACATAATCCGACGATTGCAGACGTTGGAAGACTTCTCAGAACAAAAATCGGCTGGACGAAAGGGTTGTCTAAGACCACGATTTTGAGGGCGACTTTAGAAATAATGAGATATTCTGAACAAGAACAAGCTGTATCAGATTATCTTGATAGAAAATATAAGGCGAAATAATGGCTAAAAAAGATGTTTTAATCAACATAAAAGCTAACACGGCGAATATAAAAAGCAAACTAAAAGGTATATCTTCAGAAAGTCAAATGGCTGGGCAATCCGTGAAAAAAAGTTTTGCTTCAATAAAAGCAAGCGCACTTGTTGCGGTAGGTGCTATAACCGGTATCGTGATGGGTATAAAAAAGATGGTAAAAATAGCCGTTGAAGATATGGCTATGGAACGTAAGTTGTGGGCGTTGATTAAGAACCGTGCAGACGGTACTAGAAAAGTTTGGATTGAACACATAGCACTTGCAAGACAACTGCAAAAAGAAACAAACTACAGCAACACGGAAATCATGAACGTTATTGCGCAATTTCAAACATTCGGTAATATTTCGCAAGACACTGCGAAAAAAGCAACAAGATATGTGCTTGCTATTGCACAAACGACCGGGCAGTCTGTAACTTCTGTATCTATTCAGACGGCGAAGGCATTAAGCGCACCGTTAAAAATGGCTTCCAGTTTACGACGTTCCGGTATAATGTTTGATGAAAACAAACTAAAATCTTTCAATACATTAGCAGAAAGACAAGCCTACCTATTGCAAGAAATACAAGCACAATATTCCGGTGCCGCTCGTGGTGCCGTTGACCCGCTGAAACAGTTTAGCAACGAACTTGCCGATATTACGAAAGATTTCGGTAAAGCGTTAATCCCTGTGTTTAAAGCAATCTTTCCTATTATAAAAAGCGCAGTAAAAGCGTTCGGTTGGCTAACAGAAAGTTTTTCTTCATTACTTGGATTTTCTAAAGATTTTGGCGACCAAATGAAAGAACTGCAAGTGGCAATGGCGCAATTCGACCAACAAACTCAAGCCACAAATGCGCAGGAAAACCTTATTGATACTTACGAAAGATTATCAAAAAAGCAAAATAGAAGTATCACAGAAAATCAACAGCTTCAATCCGCTATCGCAAAACTTGCGAAAGAAATCCCGACTGCTATACAAGGGTTCGACGGCATGGGGCGGGCGATTGCTATTAACACACAAGAGGCACGAAGGTTTATAAAAACACAACGGGAGATTTCTGACGCTGCTTTACAAAATCAGTTTCAATCCACTTTAGGCGGTGCAGAAGGTGTGCTAAAAAAGTTTTCGCAACTTAAAAAAATCCAAGCTGGCGGTGGGGCGGGCGTGCTTGACAAAATGATGGGTAAAGGTGGCGGGATGTTTACTTCCGCTATTGGAATATTTGAGTATGCGAGAAACTTCGGTTCGCAAGGTTCAAGAAATGAAGTAATAAAGAATTACCAGAAACTTATTAACTTATACCCTATTCTCATGCAATCGGCAATGAAAAACAATAGTATAAACGAAAAGCAAACTATGATTTTATTCGGAGTAGCGAAGGCAGCCGGTAAAGTTACAGAAAGTATGCGGGATATGTACAGCATGATGTTACGTAATAATCAAGAAGCCTATCAAGCAATACAAGCAAATCAGAAGTTAGCTAAGTTATTTAATCAACTTTCTGCTTCACAACAACAAAAAGCATTACAACAATACGGGCGTTTTTTTATGGACCAAATCGCCGGTGGTCCTTCTGTTCAATCAAATATGCTAAAACATTTACAAAAACAAGTGGCGCAAATACAAAGAACACGAACAAGCCAATCTTCCGCTACCAATGCTTCATATTGGAATTCGTTAAAGAACTCAATGCAAGGTTTTTTAGATAAACTAAGAGAAATCAACAAGACAAAAATAGAACTCAAAGTAACAAAAAAAGGCATGGAGTTACTTAAGGCTTTCGGGGCTACTGATAGACAGATGAGAAATCAAGAAGTTAGAACGGTTGCCTTTAATGCTGTTTGGAGTGGTAATACTTCGGATGTAGAGGAACTTAGAAGATTGCTCGGTGCTACTACCGGAAAGAAAAAGGCATTTTTTGATTTAGTTATAAAAAATCTTCCGGCATTTCGTAAGCAGCTAAGCGAAAGTGTAAAAAAAGCTGTCGAGGAAAGTAATAAAGTTTTCAGGCAATATATCGGGCTTGATATGGGTTTTGCAAGTATGGTTGAGCAAGAACAAAAAGCCATTGACGCAATAGAAAAATATAGGAAAAATAAATATGAAGAACTTTTAAAGTGGCGACGTGATAACGCAAACACGGTAACGGATGCCGAATTCGACGAAAGACGAAGAAGGTTAGATGAAGAAGTACGGGCAAGAAAAAAAATGATACGTTTCCAAGGTGCGTTAAAACGGGCTGGGCAAGCTACCAGTATAGCGGGAAATTTCGCAGGTGTTGCCGACCAAATTAATAGCCTTAAATATTCCGGCGGAACGCAGACACAAAGAGCTTACGGTGCTTTTAAGGCATGGAACACTGGAGTAAAAAACAGTAAAATACCTTTTGCTTCACAGGCAGCCGGCGTGATAGAAGGCATTATGACAATCGGCGAAACTGCAAAAAGTATTTTCGGCGGGAAAACAAAAGAACAGAAAAAAAGAGATTTACAGAAACAAATGCAACTATACCAAGCCATGTATACCTTTATAATGTATCAAGAGCAAAAATATCTTAGAAGTATGCAAAACCGTATTGATTTACTCGAGTTTGAGAAAAGATTATATTTTGAAATCGGGAATGAAAAGGCAAGGCAAGCAGCGGAAGAAACCGGTTATAATGACATTATTTTACAGTTTGAACAGAAATATGGGAAACTTACAAAAGAACAAATGAAAGACCGTTACAAAGAGTTACAAATACAACGGGATGCAATAAATGACAGAAAAGCGCAGCTGCAATATAATCAAGCAATAGCACAATTCATGATGGAAGACGCTACACAAGCGGTGGCAATAACACAGCTTCAGACTTTAGAACTTGATAAACAACTTGCCGGACATGAACAAGAAATGAAAATGATTGATATGTATCTTGACGCACAAACGAAGTTGTATGAACTCGACCAAAACCGTACAAACGAACTTCGTGAACAGTTAGGATTACAACTTAAGTTGAGCGACGAACTTTTGAAACAACTTCGGGCGTTAGGCAATCAAGATATTAACAATCTTATCGACCAAATGTACGAGTTGGAACGAAAAATCGCCGTTGGGGTTGTGCGTGAAGGGTCCGCGCAAGCAAGACAATCACGAACGGAAATCATGCAAAGGATTATGGCAATACTTGGAATGACAGGTGAAACACAACTAGTGAAAGCGGTTGAAGGTGCAAGAGGGCAATATTTAAGCGATGCTGATAAAGAAAAGTTTCTTAAACTTGCGGGTTTTGGAAATGTAGTGACTTTCGCTACTGGCGGGTACACCGGCGACGGTTCAGGAATAGCGGGGCTAGTACACGAAGGCGAAACTGTTTTAAACTCCGGATTAACAACGGCATTTTCTAAAGGCTTAGGCGTTCATCCTTCTCAACTTCCGGGGGCTTTAACGAATGCACTTACTCAAAAAAGCAACGTTACGCTTTCGCCGACGGTGAATATTAACGGACAAACCGGCAATCTTACAAAATACGATATTGAAAACGCTGTTATCGACGCTATGAGAAAAACAGCGTCCCGGATGGGCGGAAGGATAAAGGTGAGTTAATGGCGATAGCTGATAATGTAGTATTGGAGATAATACAAGATACACGTAAAGAAAAGTTACAACTTAATGACATAGGGCAAACAAATCACGAAAGTAGAAACGATTTACCACATTCCGATTTAACGACAAGGTACGTGTCAAAATCAGGAAGTGACAGTAATGATGGTTCTACTGCAAGTCCGGTTCTCACAATATCGCAAGCAGACACACTTTGTAACTCTTCCGGTTATACAAAAATATTTTTCACTTCCGACGGATATTGGGATGAACAACTTGAACTTAGCACAGGGATAACGACAATATCAACGGTGGGCGATATATCGCCGGCGATAAGGAACGTTGATGCAACTATTCCGGACGCACAGCTTGAAAGTTTAAGCGATATAAACCGGCAGATTTTTCAAGAATATAACAACGCTTTTTATGTGGCTTGCGAAAGTGGCGGCGACGTTGACCTTATATACAACTATTCTTCCGGATGGGCTGAAAGAAAAGACTTAGCAGGTGAAAATATTCTTTGTGTGGGGGCTTCCACAACGACTGCAATAACGGGTTGTTATTTTGGAACTGATAACGGGAAAATAATAAAGTTTACGGATATTGAAACAGAAAGCACTGTTTATAATTCTTCCGGCACGGCGATACGAGGAATAGTAGAACACAACAACTATATTTACGCTGTTTCTTCCGGTACGGTGCAGGAAGTATTAAGAAGCAGCGACGGTTCTACTTTTTCGGCGGTTTCCGATAACTTCGAGGACCTTGCCCTTGGTACACAAACAATCCGGGCAGTTGCTTCGTTTAATAATAGGCTTACGGTTGCTTTCGATTATTCCGTACTTACATCAAACGACGGGCAAACTTTCACTGTTAGAAAAACTTTTGATTGGGGTTCTTTTACGGCGAAACGGCTTTTTAATCATGATGGATATTTATACGTAGTCGGTTCGGCGGGCGGTGTTTGGAGGAGTAAAGACGACCTTGAAAGCTGGGCGCAAGTTTTCGATGGTACGGTAGAATATTCAGGTATAGCGGAAAATGAACATATTTATATTATCACTACTTCAGGCGACCTATATAGAAGCACCGACGGCGTGAATTTTACACTTATAAAATCCGGCTTGGACGCTTATCTTGGAGTTTATGATGATTTTCTATACATGGGCGACCAAAAATATAATGATTATTTTCTTAAACTACAAAGCGACGTTGAGATTAATAATATTTCTTTTATTACCCGCATAGGCGGTAACGCTGTTTATGCTGATAACAACAACCCTACTATACGATATAGTAGTTTTCAAGATTTCCAGCTATACCCAATCAAAGACGCAGCCAATCTAACGATAGAAAATACAGAAATACATGATTGTGAAAATGGGATGGAAGTTACCGGCACGTTAAGCGCAAAAAATAACGTGATTTATAATATTGAAGAAATCGCTATTAATCATTCTGGGACTTCCGCAACGATAGAAAATAACACGGTTTACAACGTCGATTACGGGTTTTATTTATCAGGTTCACTGACCACAAGTAGTATAAAAAATAATATATTTTATCATTGCCGTTCAGGCTTGTATTCCGCTGGTACGGTAACAATACAGTTTTGCGTATATGCAAGATGTTCACTTGGCGATTTTGTAAGTACGCAGAATTGTACTATCGGGAACCCTCTTTTTATTAATACGAACGAAGGAAGCGAAGATTTACAAATAAAAACTTCCGTAAACTATGATATTCTTGATAGCCCAGCTAAACAGTTTGGCGACGACGGAAAAGACGCTGGTGCGTATGATTTTCAATATACTGAACATGAAAAAGACGCTATCGAAATAGAATTAGATATAATGCCGTTAGGGTTCGCGGTTCGTATGAATAGAAGTGATTTCCTTACAAAACAAACTTTAGCGGGGGCGCCGTCAATAAACTTTAGTGATTGTTGGTTTGAGTTTGATTTAAACTTTCCGCAACAATGTAATATTTCCGCAACGATGGCAAGGAAAATACAAAGGTTACAGCGGAACCGGACGGCAGTGTGGTATAAACCCGCCAATCAGACAGGTTATACCGACAACTCCGGAGATTGCACGGTACAAATGAGAAAAATAGACGATTACCCGGAAGCGATGGCTGAATTAGAAATAAAAAATCCTGATTATGAAGTTTGTGTTTTAGAAGATACAACGCAAAGTTGGGATGAGCAAAAATGGGCTGGTTGGACCTTGACTTTAAACGATAGCGAAAACTACCGGATTATATATTCCGGGGCTGATTATCTTATTCTTGACGCTGATATTACGGATAATGGAAGCTATCTAATAGAAAAAATAAAATGTAGGGTTTCTTCAAACTTAAGCATGAGTACAATATTTTACGATGGGCTTGAATATAGTTACCCATATAATAACTTTAATCTTACATTAACGGAGGTTATTTGAAGTACCAACTAACCTTCAACGGAATAGACATATCTAACTATATGCTTGACCTTGCACCGATACGGGAAGCAAAAGAGATTGAAGAACGGATGTTTAAACCTGAATATGAAATCACACTTGCTTATCAAGATGCGTTCATCCCGTATCTTCAAAGAAGCCCACTAAGCAATAACTTTTGGCGGGATATTCCTGTCATTTTAACTGATACCATTAATAACGATATTATATTGCAAGGGGTGGTAAAAGATATTCAACCCTCAAACGATGAAATAAAGTTAATCGTAAGTATAAACGGATACGACGGATTAGAAGAAAAAATCGAAACATCGGTTATTGACGAAAACCCCGCAGAAATAATAAAAACTTTTTGCGATGTTTACGGGCTTGAATACGATGAAGTTTTTTACAAACGGGTAAAAGAAAAATATAACGAAAAATATTATTCTATTATAGCCGACGACACGTTGACTTTTTACAGCGCACTTAATGGATTGTCAAAAAAAGCGGGATTGCAAATATATTTTTCTAATAATAAGATTGTTTTTGATACATATGACCCGACAGAAAAAGATGAAGAAAGTTTTACAGTTACTGATAAAGACCTTTTAAGCGGTGTGAAGTTAGAGCAAAACAACTGGCAAGATAGACTTTTCACAAACTATGCTTTTAAGTGTGAAGATGAAGGTGACGTTATTCTAACCGATAATGGGGGATATAACTATGGTGAAAATATCAGAAAAAAATACGGGGATATACCTTACGACGAACAAGACGGCGGAGTGGGCGCAGCGGTTCGGATAAAAGATGCTGATAGCGGGCATTTTGCACAAAGAAACTTAATAAAAATGTATGGGCGTGAGTTTATTATTGCTTCACTTACTTTTGATATACAGAAATATAATGCTTTTAGATTAGATACTATTTTCCGCTGGGTATCGAAAAAGTTTAACTTCAATAAGAGATTTGAAGTACAAGAAATACAACGGGATTATTCAAAACAAGAAATACAGATTGTTGCGTGGGAACTTGCCACAGATGAAACTTATCAGGTCCAAAACGGTTACGGTATTACTGGTTGGGGCTTGGATTATGGAAAATAAATGGGAATTCAAGGATATACAACTAACTATAACTTAACTAAATATAAAATCGGTTCTTCTGATTGGGGTGCCGGTATGAACAACAATCTCGATGTTATCGATACACAAATAAAGACTGTTGCCGATAGCATAGGCACTTCACAAGGATTTATCATCGGTGAAGTCCGACAAGTAGCTTTTGAAACAGTGCCGTCTGGATGGCTTGAATGCAACGGTGCAGCAGTATCAAGAAGTACGTATGCTTCACTTTTTTCGGCTATTGGCACGGCATTCGGTGAAGGCGACGGGAGTACTACTTTCAATCTTCCTGATTTACGGGGGAGGTTTGTCCGTGGATATGACAACGGGGCTGGAAATGACCCCGATGCAGGAAGCAGAACGGCAAGCGCAAGCGGTGGCGATACCGGTGATAATGTCGGAAGTGTACAAGATGATGCTTTCCAAGGGCATAAACATGGGATTTATGTACCCGATGCATCTTATAATTTAAATAGAGACCCAACCCGTGGGGCTGGAACTGAAACAACAACCAATACAACCTATAGAGAAGAACAGTTAATAATTGGTTCACCTATTACTGATGGGACAAACGGAACACCGAAAACATCAAGTGAAACACGACCGGCAAATGTTTCACTAATGTATATTATAAAAACGTAAGGATTGAAAATGAAATATAGCCACAACGACCAATGGACGAAACAACCTTTAACGGATGCACTTCTTTCCGGTTTTTCGGCGGTGGAAGTCGATATTATTTATAACGGTGATGTGTATTGCCAACATTCTTGGCGACCTTTTCCGTGTATGACTTACGGCAGCCTATTGGAAAAATATATTAAGCCGTTAATAAAAATCAACACACAGTTTTTTTTGATATTGGAGTTTAAAACTGGCGGTGAAAAAATAATAAATAGATTGTGGAAAGTTATACAACCTATATTGAAAAAAGAAAATATAATAATATTATTAGATGCTTGCGATAACTGGTTGCAAAAAAATAGGGTTGACACAATGTTTAAGTTTTATAAAAAATATCCGCATCCGAATATAAGATTAAAACAAGAATTTAAAGATTTAGAAGCGATACGATTATATAAAAAATCTATATGGCATTTTTGAGGAGGCTTTATGATATATCCGGTTTATAATCCGAAAATAACAAGCCCGTACGGGGTGGAAAGAACTTTACCGAACGGAAAAAAAGATATACATATCGGTATAGATTTTATCGACAAGGAAGGAGATACTCATGTTATAGCCCCGGAAGACGGGGTGTGTATATATGATTTTGATTATTATGACCACAGGTTAAGATACACCGACGCAAAACATTCCGGCGGGAACTACATAATCTTACAACATAATATAGACGGCAAGATTTATTTTACAAGATATATGCACTTAGCGGTTAACTATGTATCGCTTAATCAACCTGTAACAAAAGGTCAAAAAATCGGGCATTACGGTGATGTTGGTTTTGGTTGGGGTGCGCATTTGCATTTTGAATTAAGGGAACATCCTTCTTGGAACACGATTGACCCGTTACCTTTTTTGGAGGACTAAATGGAAATAGCTATTATTATTTACGTGGCTGTGCTTGTTACAGTTTGCGCAATCTTGATAACGTGGTGAAAATATGAGTAAAATAATATGCAATATTCTAATAGTTCTTTTTATCCTTGTGGGCATGGCGATTGCAATCGTGGCGGTTTTTTATAAACATGATTGGCGGTTTGGTTTAGGCGGTTTAGCATTAGCGTGCGCTGTGCTTCTTATGTATCAAGCTGTCATTTACAATGGTAAAAAAGATAAAGTGTTGCTTGAAAAAATACCGTGGGAAAAAGTAACGGAATTAGCAAAGAAAGGAAACACCGTAACGGTTGGAAGTACAACAGTTGTACCACCGACGGTTCAAGGTGGGCAAAATGGAATATGACGAAATATTTGATTTATTTTTTAATAGTTATCATCGCTGGGAGTTTAATATTCGGCGGTGTGCAAAGTTGCCGTTTATCTTCGGCAAAGCGTACAATAGAGAAACAGCGAAAGCAGATAGCAGAGTTAAAGCAACAAGCGGAATACCTGAAAAAAATAAATAAACAAGACAAGGGAATATTAAATGTGTTACGAAAAAAGTTACAAAAGTTATATTCTATGCCTGATAGTGATATTAGCGATTTTCTTAACGGGCTGTTTGAAAATAGTAATGAAACCGTTAATAATACCAATGCCACACAAACCGGTAACTAAGCCGGTAAAGTTCAAAAGTGTTCAAGGCGGTGTGTTTTTAGATTTTCTAAATGCACGAACATTAGCAGAACGTGAATTAAAGTGGCGTGCTTATATTAAGCAGCTGGAGACTAGAATAGAAGAAAATAACAGAATGGCGGAGGCGAACTAGTGGTTGATAGAACCTGTTATGATTGCCCGGAGATAACAAGGGTAAACGCAAGGATTGATAAAATGCAAATAGAAACATTAAAAGAATTCGATGAAATAAAATCGAGGATTGTTCATATAGACACGAACTATAATCAACTGTTATTAAATATCGTAAAAGTAGAAAATAAGCTAGATACTATATTCGAAAAGTTGAATATACTGGAAGGTAAAAGCACATTCTGGAAAGAAAAAGGAGTATCGCTCATACTTGGGATTATACAAGCGATACTTATAGCCTTTTTAGTTTGGCGATTTGGGTTGAAGTAAATAATCAGTTTCCTGCCGTAGTCCCATCCCTAAATATTCCGCTATCTTAACAAGCAGTTTATGCGAATAACGGGGGTTTTTAGAAAACACAGCCATCACTGTTTTTTTTGTGTATTCGTGGTACACCTTGCAAAAATCTTCCGCAAAGTGTGATATAAACCTATACTTTTTATCGTGTAAGATTATATCTTTTATTGCTTTTTGTGCTTCTCCGAGTTTCATTATGCTTCCTTTACTTTTTGAAATATAATAGGGTGAGGGGCATACTTAGGATGTGCAGAATGGTAAAAATGTGGCGAATTTATGATTTTATCTTTCGTTTCTTCATTAACTAATATTTCTGTTTTGGTTCCGAAGAGATTACTAATCCATTCGTTTTCTATATTACTCCAGAATAATATAGCGTGGCTCTCTCCATCGATTATTGCTTTATATTGTTTTTCCATGGTTTCCTCCGTTTTTCTTATATATAAAGTATAGTATATTTTTTCTATTTTGTCAAGTATTTTTACAAAAAAAACGTCAAAAAAAACAAAAAAGTTAGTTTTTTATATGTTTTTATTCTGTTTGTTTTCAATCATGGGTTCGCCCCACTCGTGTATCCATCGTAAAAGCGGGCATTCTGCACCATCATGACAAACTTTATCTTTACATTTTGCGCAGGTTTTATTATATAAGGTTTTTATTTCTTTATCCATATATATAATATAATATATATAGATAGATTTATTTTTTTTTTTTAAAATTTAACAATATTCCCTGCTGTGATGAGATTATATTTGTGCTTTACTTCGATTGCTTTACAAACGTCCAGTTTAAAATATTCGTCTATTGAAAAAACTTCGCTTATAATGTTACTTAAATATTCACCATAATAAGTTTCCGTATTAACACTCCAGCTTATTTTTTTATATATTTGTGTTAAATCGTTATGCATATAAAGTATTCGGTTAGAAAAATAAAAATCAGCTAAATCGTAACTTTTACAAACTTTACTTTCTAAATCAAGCATACCCGCAAAATATAAAACATGGATAAAAATATCAGCTAAAAGGATAGATTTCCCCAAAGGTTGGTATTCAGGTATTAACCGATATTTATTTTTATTATATATTTTTTTCACAACTTCTTTAGGTTCTATGAATTCATTATCACTCTGAAAATAATAGTTATATTTTCTGTTTTTACCTTCAATCATAAATAAAGCAAAGTCTGAAATACTTTTGTGGATTAAAGTTATTACTTTAAATAAAACTTCTTTTGCACTTATATCATCGCCCCACCAATGCAGCCCGGGGGCTGTGTAAAAACTTAAAATACCACTGTTAAAAATAGGTTTTATTAAATCACGGTAGTCATAACAATCTTTTATTTGCTTTTTTGTTATATATAGTTTTTTCATTTTACTCTCTCCAATCATCATAAATTTCTATTGATAATTCTTCGTTTGCCATTATTTCGACTATAGCAGGATAAGGATATTCACCGATTAAATCAAGTAAATCTTTTATTGTTTTTATTTGAAACTCATTATTTTGCGAGGCGCATCGGTCACTTGTAAAACTAAGATACACTTTATATTTTTTCATTTTTTACTCCTTTTAAAAATACACACACTTATTAATAAGTATGGTGTTTTCTATCCGTAAATATATACATAATATTCCTTTACGATTTTCGATTGTTGGCTGTGATGCAAATCGTTAAAAGTTAGGAACTTACCTTTTTCTTTTATCGTTATCGGCGGGTTTTCTTTTTTCAACCTTGCCCGGATTTCTTCGAATAGTTTTTTATCGTAATCTAAAACGTGTTGAAACTTTTTCGCCATTATTGTAACCTTTCTATCATATCATTTATTTTTTTTGTTTGTGTTTCAAAACCTTTTTTTATTTTATTATCCATATTAAAACCTCTTTCCATGTTTTGCTCGTCTTGTTAAATTATATTTGTGTTTAATCTCTACCATTCTCATTAAGTCTATTCCTCGCAATTTTGCAAAAGAAAAAATATTATCAAATAAATCTGGTAAATAGCTGTAATATTCTTGATTTATTAATTCTTCTTTTACGTCAGTTATGCACTCGTGAATATCGCTAATAATTTCTTGAATAGAAATATCATAGTCAAAACAAGTATTATCTATTTTACTATAATCAATATCAATCTTTAATCCTTCAACCATATCAAGCAGGCGGATAAGCAAGTCTGCAAGTTCTATCCCGTAACCGCAAGGTTTACAATTTAAAATCACTAATCTAAAATCATTTTTTTTATATTTATCTAAAATAGAGTTTATCAATCCTTCGTTTTTATATAATACATCATATTCTTGAAAATATAACTCTTTAGGTTCTTCTAATCGATATTCTTCTAACAATTCACTAACTTCGCTATGTAACAAATTTGTTTTTTCGTAAACATCAAATTCACCGTCCCAAAAACCTTTTTTAACAGCATTAGCATTTATTTTTTTCGCCATACTTGCAAGACTTTCATCTTTACTTATTATTAGATTTTCGTTTATTTCCATCATTGCAACCTTTCTTTTTTCACATCGCAAGTATAAACTTGCGTCATTAATTCGTTATAATCCAAACCTTTTTGAACACACAGCTTTTTATTCGCTTCTTCACTGGTCAATATTCCGGAACCTTCTAAAGCCATACAGTTACACAGCGGGCAAACAAGAGCAACGGCGTTACAGTATACACTTGCTTTTCGATAAGCACCGCCGAATATTTCGTGTAAGGTAAGATATTTTTTTCCCATAAACCGACCGCAGAATTCACAAAGCCCGTTGCTTTCTTGTAGCAGCTTTTCTTTTAACTTTTTGCGATATTTTTCAAACTGCTTTGTTGATTTGTTCATTTTTCTTCTCCAATAGTTCAGGATTTTCATACTTATTACCGATAACCTCGCTATTTTCCCAATCGGGACGATAAAACATTTGTTTGTAATCAGAACCTTTAATGAATTCTACTTTTAACCCATATGCTGTTATTTCTTGTATAACAACCGTAAAGTCTAAGCCACGACTTTGAACGTTTACAATATCGCCTTCATATATTTCAACGTCATTTTTATATTTTAATCCTGTGTATTGCATTATAACAAATCTTTCTCTTACGTCTTTAACGCTATCGGCAAAAGGTTGACTTATATCGCCGAAATATAAAGCATCAGATGAAATCATCTCTTTATCTATCTTATCCCACGCACGAAACTTTATTTCTTTCATTCTTCCTCCAGTTCGGGCAAGTTTTTTGATAATATTTTCATTCTTATTCTCCTTTATACTATTTTTTTCTTTTTTTCTTATAATAATCAATAACATCAATATAGCTTTCTTTCAAGTCTTCATTATCTTTATACACTTCTTCCACACGTTTTTCAAACTCCTCAAGCGTACCATCCCAACACCCAGCTTTAATATAATCGTCTTCGGCAATATACCATATTTCACGACCTTCACTGCCGTTCCCAGTAGTTTTAAAAATATGCTTTCCTTTAATATTCTTTAAACCCGCACGAAGTAAGTCCGCACGAAGTAAGTTCGCACCTTGTAAGTCTGCACCTTCGAAGTCTGCACCTTCGAAGTCTACACGTCGTAAGTCAGCACGTCGTAAGTCAGCACGTCGTAAGTCAGAGCGTCGTAAGTCAGAGCGTCGGAAGTCAGCACCTTGGAAGTCTGCATCTCGTAAGTCTGCATCTCGTAAGTCAGAGCGTCGTAAGTTCGCATCTCGTAAGTCTGCACCTTCGAAGTCTACACCTGATAAGTCAATATCAAAAATACCTTTTTCATATAACTCTTGTCGATATTCGTTAAATGCTTTAACATCTTTCTTTAATAGTTTAACTGCTTCATCTTTTGATAATATTTTCATTCTTATTCTCCTCCTAAACTTTCTTCTAACGCTATTAGCTTATTGCGATAATCTTCTAACTCAGGCGTTGATAAATCACCTTTACTTTTTATTTTAAACTTTTCTTTTAGGAATTCATCAATATTTTCCGTTAATCCTTCCATCGCCGGCTTTAAACTTGCGTAAATAGCGTAAATCTGTTTGAAAAGTTTTTCCCTGTATTGAAACTCTTTCCCGTCTAGTTCTATTATTTGCGTATCTATATCTTCAATAATGAATATAGAAAAACTTGAATAATAAAGCCAATTATCCGGATAGCCAATAAAATCTAAAAATGAAAGTATATCCGGTTCTTTTGATAACAGGACAGAAAGCGAAGCACGACGTAAATCATTCCGGGCGTGGACACTTATCTTACTACTTTTTCCGTGTACCGTAACCCGCCCACCGAAAGTAACCGCCACGAAAGTATCAGCGAATTTCTGATGTATATCTTCCGTGAAAGTTAGAATGATTTTAACATTATTGGATTTTAGCTTTTTTACTTCTTCAATTCGTGCAAGCATATATCATCCTTTCAGCCCCGAAGGGATTTGCACAGGGCAGGATTTGAACCTGCAATCCAAACATCGTCATACTCGATAAACCCGCTTATTTGAACCTACCATACCTGTGCGTTGTGCTAATACGGTATATTGTCGTCAGCTTGAAAAGCGTCTTTTACTTTTTCAACGTTACTTTTCTTATTCCCGCCGATGAAGTGAAACTTGAATACAATTATCTTGACAGCACTTCTTTTCTTGCCATCGCTTTCCC